CATGTTTCCTAATGGTGACGGGACGACTATTGTAAATCCCAATTCGTGAATGCGTTTCATTATCTTTGAGAAATTACCCGCAGCGAGAGATGCTATCAATGAAATCCATATAGCGTCACCTTTCTTCCATAGATAGCCAATATTGAATTTATCAGAGGTGAACCCTAACTCTTTGGCGATATCAGTATCTAGGTCGATTATTCCTTCGTAGCTATTTATCTTCATTGTCACCAATCTCAGGAACTGGATCACCTAATAGTTTGCGACATGCAATATTCAGATCACCAAAGTTTCCCATCATGGTGGCAAAACATTGCTTGCCAAGTTGAATGTAGAGATTATCTATAAAAGGATCATCCATCTTTTGTAACTTGTTCATTGACTTTCTAATTTCCAAACTGCATTTTGCAGCAAGCTTAATTTCTTCTTTGAATTTCTTATCCATTACTTTATCTCCGGTGGCAATCGACGTTTGTCATTTCTTTTTCTTTTTCTTTTTTTCACGTTTGTTAATATTTTGTAGCGCAAATGCGTCTATAGAGTTCTTTATTATATCTTCCTCTATTTTCGGCATTTTGGGAGTTAATTGTTTTAGCAAAGGAAGAACATCTTTTATAAAGCTATAAACTCCCTTTTTGTCGTTAATCGATTTTTTAGTTATTTTTTTTCCTGTTCCTTCCTCGAATATCGTGCATAATTTAAAAATTATAAACGATTTAGGAGCAACATCGTGAACCATATTCATGTAATCTAATGCATCTTGTGCGCTCATTACTTTATCTCCGGCGGTAAATGAAACTGTTTATAGAATGGATCGGCTGGCTTACCTGGCGCGTTCTTAGGGTCAAGGACAATCCGCTGTATCTGCTCGTTGTCATCGACCATGACTTTTGACATTTGCAACTTGCCTTGATTAAGCTCCATCATCATCTTGTTGAAATTGGCTTTTTGCTCTGGCGTCAAATGATTCCAGAATTGCTTTGCTTGCTGCTTTGACATCTTCGGGGATGGCTGTTCCATTGACAATCTCCTTTAGTAGTTTAGATGCTCGCTTCCATGCTTCCATTAGTGCGTCTGAATTATTCTTTAACTCACCTATGCAATTGTCCATTTCTTTGATCAGCTCATAAGGGTATTCGTCCATATCAATTCCTCGGGTCAGCGTCTAGGTTGTCGATCATTTCTTGGAAATTAGGTTTAATAGTTTCCATCAATCCACACTCGACTAGGTGAATTAGCATCTTAGCCAGGGCATCATTCTGCATTTCGCAAGTAAAGCAAATCCATTTCTCAGGCTCAATCCCGCATTCTTCGTTGCGCAACTGATCCATTTCGTTTAGCTCATCGTAGCATGATGAGCATTGTATTGGCTTTTGGGGTTCAACGAGCATATCTGGAGTGATTTCTAGCATTTAATCTATAACCTCATGAGATTTAAGGTATATTATAGCGGATTCTAGGATAGAACGCGTGCGCTAGATTTGCTCGCAGATACTACCAATATGAATGGTTGCAAGCAAGCAAAAAATAGGAGTATAATTTAACCAAGTGAGTGAAATCGGCACTTCCGCTTATGCCACAAATGGCGCGTACATAGTCTCTCCGCCGGACAAAAAATGATGAGTTATTAATTTAACTTAACTTTAATTGTTCAAGGAGTATACTATATGAGCTTTAGTGGCAACAGTTTTTCCACAACTCAATACATCCTTGATGAAACTTTCATTCGGTTTATTAATTATCTTAATTTTGCTAAGGTTTTTTTGGCCTCTTTAACCAGTAATGGTTAATTGTTACGCTGTGAATTCAGGGAACCTCTCGAGAGAGACAATCCTGAGCCAAGCCGCAGGATGCGGAAGGTGCAACGACTATCCAGGGATGGAGTACGCTCAAGTGAGCGGAAGCGCAGCGCCCCGAGTGATCGGGTGAAGATATAGTCTAATCTGCCAGGTGACTGGTAGCAGTCGAAAGGCGTATAGGGATTAACGATCCCCATAGAATATAAATGAGCAAACCGTAATTTAGAAGGTGACTTCAAGGGCTTAAAATACGCAACCGGTCAAACCATTAACTATCGTTTGGAAGAACGGTACCTCGGTGGATTCGGCGCGACAGCCACATCCGAAGCTCGCGTCCAAGTCGTGCGCCCTCTCACCATTGATACGCAATTCCACACAATGGTCGAGTTCACTGGCTTTGAACTGACGTTCGATCGCGCTCGTGACCAACCCTACCTGGATATGATGTTGAACCCCCGCGCTAAGCGGCTGGCCAACATGGTTGAGCAATTTATCGCCACAACCAATTTCCAGACGGAAGTTTACCAAGCGTACGGTACGCCAGGCGTTGCAATTGACCAAAACACGGTATTCCAGACGGATGCTTATATGACCCAATTGGGCATTCCAGAAGATGGAAACCGTTATTGGGCTAACCCTCCGGCTGTATCCGCTACATTAACCAACGCCTTATATAATGTCTTCAACATGACCGTTAATCGCGGCGCATTGCTTGACGGCTTTATTGGACACTTGTCTGGGTTCGATTTCTTCAAAACGAACTTCTTACAAAGGCAAGTCGCTGGCGTGACAGGTGCAACTGGTGGAACTCCTCCGACAGGCTATAGCGCGGCTGGTGTTGTAACCAATGGCCCTATCACTGGTGGAAATACCATCGTTGTGTCTGGATGGACTGCGACGACTGGTGCATTGAATGTGGGCGACATCATCACAATAGATGCGGCATCCGGTGTGTTCATGGTCAACCCTTTGACTTATGAGCCCTTGGCGCAAACCGCGCAATTCGTGGTTACAGCCCCCGTTGTTGCTGATGGCGCTGGAAACGCGACAATTACAGTCAGCCCAACGATTGTGATTAGCGGCGCACGTCAAAACATCTCGGCGGCTATCCCGAACGGTGCGCAATTGTATCGTGCCAATAGTCACAACGTCTCAATGGCGTTCCACAACCAAGCAATCGTCTTTGCTGCTCCCCCTATCAAGGAATTGAAAGGCGGTGTTGAGGCCGTAACTTCTTACAGCGACCTTTACAAAATGGCAATGACGTATTCTCTCGGTGCCGACATCCGTAATTATGTCCAGTTAGACCGTATCGACATAATCGCGGGCGTTTCGATTAACCCTGAGTTTGCAGTAGTTGTAATGTCCTAACGAAAATTGGGCAGTTACCGAGGATTTCTCGATAGCTGCCCTTTTACGAGGTGACCATGAATCAATCTTTAAAAAAGGTGACGAACATCAATAATCACGAAAACCAATTTCAATATCTTGATCGTTGGGTTGATAAAGCTAATTTCAGGGCTTTTGTCTACGATAAAGATGGAAAGGAAAGAATAGCGAATTCCCACAAGGAATTTGAAACGTTGACCACAAATGGATTGTGGTTTGCATCGAAACCTGATGCTTCTAAAGTTGAAAGGAAGCAAAAAAATGTTGCCCTACCAGACAGTAAATGAGTTCGTTCAGGATGCTTATCAATTGATATCGGCAAGCAGTCCTACTGTTTCGCTGCAAGGCAATGATTTACAGAAAGGCATACAATTTTTCAATGAATTGATTAGTTTCTACAGCACAAGCTCTTTGTTGCTGCCAATTGCTCAGAAAATCGAGTTAACAGCGCAAATTAACCAGATATTTTTGACGTTCGCAAGCCCTGGATGGGTGCCACCGGCTAGTTTTGTGGGTAATCCGCACTACGGCACAACGCTGCCAAGCTATAATGGCGGACGCTTAACAAATCTTGAGCGCGCATGGCTTTCGCTTGATGGCGTGGATTATCCGCTAATCGATGAAGATAGGGGAGTTTTCTTCGGTAGCTATAAGTTTTTCCCACAATTGGGCTTGCCGCGCTTCGCCATTATCACTAATGATCTTGATTACACGACAATGCAGCTTTACCCAGGGCCGTCACAGCAATATAGCGTTTTCATTTATGGGAAATTTGAGATTCAGCCCGTAGTTTCTGGCGGCTCTATAAACAATCTACCGCTTTATTCTAGGAAATTCTTTAAATTAGCGCTTGCCCGTGAGCTTGCCTTTTACAAAGGGCGTTCCGCCGCTTGGGATCAAAAGTTAGAAATGATGTATCAAGAAGCGCGCGATGATATGGAAAGCGTTTCTACTATGGATTTGGTCATAGATTCAGCGAACGAAAGCTACCTAAATGGAAGCTGGCGTTTGCGGGCAGGAATCTGATGGGTGCTACCAGTCAAGACGGACAATTTGAAATTAAAGAGCTGCGCATTGCAGGCCAATATAACCGCCAAAGATTCCGTCAATGGAGTCCAGAGGATACGGCGAATTGGTATCTTGTCAAAAATGATGCTGGTAAAAGAGAACAATCAATGTACCCTTGCATGGGTAGAAAGCACATAACGTCAAATGGCGTTAACGTGCTTCAATTCGAGGCTGAACCGCGCCAAATATTTAAAACTGTAAAATTTGCCTACGTAGTAGTTAATAATTTAATTTACCAGATTGATTCCAATTACAACAAAGTAAACATTACGGCCACGACACCTTTATTAACTGTTGATGGCCCCATTTACTTTTCGTACCTTACCATTAACCAAATAGTGTTCGCTTGTTTCGTGGATACCCAAAAGATTTACATTTATAACGAGAATAATGGAACATTTGCTATAGTCACAGATCCCAATGCTCCAGGAAATATTGTCGTTAGCGGGCAATTAACTAAACCAGGTTTTATTGCAACATTCGGCAATAGGATTACCGTTAGCGTTGCTGGGTCATCCCAGTTTTTCTTGTCAGTCGTAAACTTGCTTAACCCAGATGGAACTTTTGACCCAGCGCATTGTTTTAGTATTGGCTACAATGCAGCATTAGGAACGGCTGGCGCTGCTGTATTCGCTAACGAACTCGGCGTTATAGGGCAAATGGGCGTTTTAAACAATACTCTCTATATATTCTGCGACTTTACGACTGGCAATTGGCAAAACAAAGCTGCCGTATTTACTGGAACAGGTGTTTATTTCCCATTTAGCAAAAATGCCACATACGATTTCAACTTTGGGATAGCAAACCCAACATCGCTCGATATAAATTTTGGCCGCATGGTGTGGCTTGCTAGAAATAGCGATGGCTTGCTTCAATTCATGCACACTAGGGGCGATCAACCGGTTGTCATTAGCTCAAAGGCAATCGATGTTCTTTTGCAAAGGTATAACAATACGTTCGGCGCAAATAATCCAATGCTGTTACCTAACTCAAATGGGTTCTTATACCAATATGAAGATACCATTTTTTATAGAATGTCAGGGGGAACCTACGATAACGAAGGGATTTTGGATGAATTCCTGAGCGCTGCGTCAATAGAGATATGCTTTGATGACAACTCATGGCATAGGTGCATTGAAAATAATGGCGAACGAAACCGCATTCAATATCATGTCTTTTTTAATTTTAAGCATTTGGTAACAGTCATTGGTGAAAGCACTGTCTATGAAATGTCAGGTGCATTTTACGTTAACGAAGAAAGAAATCCTGCTCAAGAAAACCCTCAACTGGCAGACTCTTATCTTGCCTTTCCTATGCGCTATCAGCGGATAACGCCAATTATATCGCAACCTGATTATTGCGAATTTGAAACAGAATATGTCGAAATCGATTTTGTCTTTGGTGATAGCAATATCAACTATTCTGATGCGCCATTCCAAGGTGTGCGCTTCATTATTGATGAAGCTGCCGTCAATGGACAACCGCAATATATGATAGATGAAATGCCAGGTGCCGATGGACAGCCAGTTTTTATGATTACGGATGGATCGCAAAATGAACCATCGCTGCTGGATAATACTTACAATGCTATCTTTAATCCTCATGTTGAATTGTATTTTTCTGATGATGGCGGAATTTCATTTAATTCTGCCGATGTAAGGGAGTTTTCCCAAGAAGGCCAATACCGTTGGCGTATGCGCTGGTATCAATTGGGGACATCTCGAAACAGGGTTTATAAACTTATTTGCGTAGATACGTCACCAATTACGGTATTGGGCGGCGTTATGAATGTCAGGAGGATAAGCGGTGGCGCTAATTAATTTAAACATAGTCGATACTCCCATTGAGGAGCAAACGAACTTCGGCCCTGACATGAAGCGTTGGCTTACTACGACGACTGATATTATTAACACAAATTTCTTAATACTGAACCAAGCCATCACGCAATTGGTAGCAGTTGGGCAAACGGATGTTGGAGGTGCCGGTGCGGGGCCTTTAACCGTAACTGTTCCAGGAATGTTATCCACTAACTTTGTAAACGTGACTTTGATTAGCTCAAGCAATCCAGTGACGATCACTAATGTTACGCCAGGGAATGGAAGTTTCACGGTGACATTTAGCGGTGACCCTGGTGCGTCAGCCGTCATAAATTATCAAGTATTCACGGTACAGCCAGAGACAGGAGTTTAATATGGATTGGGGAAATTTATTCGGTAACACAGCAAGCGGCGCTATGGCTGGAACAGCAATTTCGCCTGGGTGGGGAACGGTTATAGGTGGCGGCTTAGGCGCACTTAGTAGCTTATTCGGTGGAAGCCCTGGCGAAAAAGCTCAAGAACAATCCGAGAAAGGGTGGAATCAAGCGCAGGATTTCCAAAGGCCATTCGTTGAGCATGGCATGAATCAGTATGATCGCTTAAACCAGGCGGGGATAGATTTGCTAAATCCCGAGGTACTGCAAAACTCATGGGCATCAAGATATCAGGATTCGCCATGGGCTAAACAATTGCTGGCGTCAAACCAATCGGCTGGCATGGATGCGGCAAGTGCTATGGGTTTGAACGGTAGCAGTGCCGCTATTGGTAATATCCAGCAAGGAGCGGGAAATATTGTTGCAAGCCAAAGACAACAATATATGGATGACTTGATGAATAAATACATGCAAGGCATTGGGTTAAGCGGCGGTTTATATAAAACTGGTGCAGAGTCTGCGCAACATTTGGGTGAGCAAGCGGTAGGCAATGGACTTGTTAATGCAGCGTTCCGCTATCAAGGCGCTGAACAACCAATGAATAACCTTATCGGCGGCGGAAGCATGTTGCTAAATGCTTACCAGAAAAACCCGAATTTATTCGATAAAGGCAAAGGTGGCTGGAGCAACTTTTTCTCATAAGGACTGATTATGGACTACGGTAGTTTAATTAATTTTATAGAGTCTCGAAAAGCGCCGATGCAGACTTTTATGGAAGAAATGCACAAGGGCGCGCAAGAAAGGCAAGCAGAAGCGGAGGCAAAATATAAAGAAGGTGAACTTACGCGTCAAAACAAAATGCTGCCGTATGATATTCAATTGAAGCAAGCGCAAGCTGCACAAGCACGATCAAATGTTTCTAATATGCCTTTAAGAACGGATTTATTGAAAGCGCAAATTGAAAATGTCAGAGCGTTAGTGGAGGACAGGCGCAAAAACGGCATCAACCCAGGTGGATTGACAAAATCCAATATCACTGCAAATCAAAAAGTTATCCAGTCGTCAAGGATAGTAGCTCCTATGATTAAACGCCTGATAGCCGATATTCCTAAAATGCCGAATCAGTTATTTGGGCAATATTTAGATCCCAATGGACAAAAGGTATATGAGTCTAGGGCTGCTGCGTTAACCGATCATTTAATGGCTGTCCAAACCCTTCCTAAAATTCACGAGAGTATGGAGCTAGTAAAAAAACAAGCACATAGAGGTAGAGCTGAGTCACAGGCAGCCTATAAAAAAAGGCTGGAAGAACTTTATGATGATGTGATCGAAAGAGGTCGGATGGCGGCTGAGGCTAATAGCAATGGATTAGGGAATGAAGATCCAGCGCAAGGACAAGTGGCTGATAAAAATTGGGTTATAGATGAAAATGGCTATCTGGTTGAGGGTTGATTATGGCTCACTTAGTCAAAGATAAAGATGGAAAAATACATCGTTTTCCAGATGAAGCAACGCCGGAAATGATGGCTAAGGCTTTGGGAACCAAGGTCGGTGCGCCGAAAAATTCGGATGATGGAATAATGTCTATACTAGGAAATTTGGCGAAAGGATCTAAAGATATTTACGAATCAATAGTCAAACCTGAGCATATTGTCAAAGCTGGTTTAATGGGAATGGGGCAAGGCGCGGAAAACATCGGCGAAATCGCCGCGCCGGTGCGAAAATATATCCCTGAAAGTATGAAGGTTTTCCCAAAACCAGATTTTGAGCTACCAAAAGATGCGAACATAGTCGATAGATTGGCACATGGCGCAGGCCAGTATGCACCATTATTGGCTGCTGGCCCCATGGGATTACTCGCGGATACTGCGGCGGGTACAGCTTATGGGGCAACGCAATCGCCTGATGATCCTCTTAAGGGCGCTGGTGTAGGCGGCGGCTCCAGTGCAGGATTTAATCTATTAGGGAAAATGTTAAAAAGTCGGAATCCCTTAGTGACTACTGCTGCAAAAGCATTATTCGGTGGCGGCGTTGGATATGCTGCAAACGGCGAAAGTGGTGCAATCGAAGGTTCTTTGGGGGCAACACTAGGCCATAAACTATTGAAGAAAGCCGGAATCGTTGGAAATCCTTCTGACGAAATAATGTCACGAATATCACCAGAAGAAGCGATGACTAGGGCGGAAGCCGGACAAAGATTAGGAACGCCATTAACACCAGGAGAGGCAACGGCTAGGCCGGATGTTACAGGACTTGAGGCAGGCATTGGAAAAGCTGGTGAGGCAG